ATAACAACATCATCTTGAGGTAGCGGTACACGAGTAGTCCAGCCATGAGTTGACCAAGTAAACGAGCTTGTGCCTGTGGCTGTTTGAGTTACAGGTGTAGTAAATGTAATACCTGAGTTACCACCACAATCGCCCGATAACCCTGTAATTGCTGATAAATCCCAATCGCCTGCTCCTGCGCCATCAATGTCCATGAAGTCAGCATTTGTAACTGTAACGGTAGCAGCAGTAATAGTTTTTGATGCGCCACGAGCAATTGAGGCAATCAATAGGCGGTTGTTTGCTGCTGCTCCATTGGCAGTAAAAGTACCTGTAACTGTTACCCCTGCATTTTGAAGGTAGAAGATTATTCCACTCACTACTGTAAGATTAGCCCATGTACCTCCATTTTGATGATTAAACGTACCACCAACAGACTCGAATGTAAGTGAAGCACCATTCATGTTCAAACCGGCTGGGTTCATTGTTGCATTAGCTTTAAAAACAAAACTTGCTGTGTTGGCAGTGATGGTCGGTAGAGTACCACTAAAGTCCATCGCACTAGCATTTCTGTAAATATTAAGAAGCGATGAACCAAGTGTAAGTGTTTTAGCGGCAGCACCAGTAGTATTGAATATTAAGAAAGTACAGGTGTAGTTAGCTGTATCAAACGTACCAGCTTGTAGTATAAATACAGTCGATGTGCCAGTTATCACTTGTGTTAAAGCATCGCCTAAAACATAGCTTGAGCCAACACCGTTGATGACCATACTCGGCATAGTTTTACCAGCAGTGGTAATAGTCTGCTGAGTAGCCGAAGTTGAGATGAAGTTTATCGTACCTACAGCAGTATTTGTCCAGGTCATTCCAGAAGCTATCTTTAAGGCATTGTTACCAGCTCCAGCCGTACCATCACCGATAGTAATTATTGAGGTTGTGGCAGCCATAACGAATGTACCTGTGAATGCTCCACCTGTGCCGTCTACAAAGTTTAGGGAACGACATACGACAGTTGTAGAGGCTGGTACAGTAACGGTAACTGAGCCTGAGCCTAAGTCAATATATACATCATCAGCAGCAGTAGGTGCTGCTGAACCGCCAGCACCACCTGAAGTAGTAGACCACTTTGAACCAGCAGTTGCATTCCAATCGCCAGTACCACCAACCCAATAGCGGTTAGCCACGTTAAGCCTCCTCTACAGGTTCAGTTTCCTCTTGGTCTATAGGAGCTTCTACAACTGCTTTCCAGTTATCATATCGCTCTTGAAACATTGCTTCACGTTCAGCTTGTGAGGTATCACGAAGTTCAGCCATTGAATCAAAGATAATAGCATCTCGGTAAACTGTTTTACCATTTTCTGTTACGGTAAATTCTACTTTAGGTATTTCGTCAAACATATTTACTCCTTACGGCAGTTGGAACGCCATTGTTACTATTAGTCCTTTAGTACCAGTTCCGGCTACATCGACATCTATACGAATAAGGTCGCCAGTCAGTACGTCATCATTTCCTGTATCTATAACTGCGGCTGTTGTAGCGTCTTTAGAGTCGTATTCAGTAGCGTCTATTGTTAACTTGGTAGTAAGCATGTCTGCGAAAGTGTGAGCAGAAGTCGGAGTAGATTGTCTACCTCTAGCAAGCTGTACTGTTGGAAGTCCTGAAGATGAAGTTGTGATAACAGCCATTGAGCAGCTTACTAAGTTCATACCGTTTAATGCAGTAGGTATTCTGAAATAAGCCTTACCATCGCCTGTTGTGACTGTAGTAGTTGCGTCTATTGCATATACACTTACAGGTTTAGTACCAGCGTATGAACCTGCTAGACCATCTGGAGAGACGTATTTAGTAGTTGAAGTTCCGGTATTTGTTTCGGCTGCTGTTGCATCGTCATATGCGCTTGATGCAAGTTTAGAGTCTAATTGTGTTTGAATAGCTGAAGTTACACCATCAGTGTAATTTACCTCTGTAGCACTAGCTGTTATGTCTGATATATCTGCAAGGGTTAGAGTCTCTACTGCTACTATAGGATTAGCTGGATCAGTAGCATCTACATCTATATTATTACCAGCTACTATGGATTCAACAACACCACTACCACCTCCGCCTGAACCCCAGACTAGATCTTGGTTAGCATTAGATGCTTTTTTAAGGACTTGGCCTGTTGTACCGCCATTAGGTACTCGTGATCCGGCACCAGCTACATAAGAAGCACCCTGTAATGAATTAAGAAAGTCCTGTTCAGATCCTTTGTTACCTTTTTTCTTCCAGACTTCATAAGCAGATAAACCATCATCACCTTTTTCGCCTTTGTCACCCTTTGGCCCTTGCTTACCGTCTTTACCTGGATCTCCTTTGTCGCCTTTAGGCCCACGATCACCCTTATCGCCTTTTTCGCCTTTAATCTTAGATATGTACTCAATATCTTTTTTAATCTCTTCAGCGACCTCTACAGGGTCAGCATCATCACCCTTTAAGCCTTGCTCACCTTGAATACCCTGTTCACCTTGTATACCTTTGTCAGCGAATAGAACATAGTCTTTTTCATCAGATGGTAAACCTTTAGATCGAGTAACACAAAGATAAGACTTACCGTCATAAGCAACTAGATCACCAGGCATGTAGTAAATAGCCGGAGACCATGTACCTCTAGCTATGAATGCTTTTGTAGGTTGAGCTTTTAACTTCTCAATTCTTTCATCAAGATCTAGTATTCGTTCTAGTAAATCAGCCATTAACTCTCTCCTGGTACTAATGTGCAGGTACAATTGGGATGTAAAGGAGGTACGTCTATATCTGAGTATTCAATTCTCATCTGCCCACCATCAACACCTGATACAACATCGCCTATACTAGTAAAACTTGAGCCTATCTCTTTTGATCTACCGGCGTAAGTAGCACAGAACTCACAAGCACCGGGGTTAACAAACCATTCAACAGTGTTGTAGCCATTCTGCTTATAGACTTCTTCAGCTGTCATATTAGAGGCTTTAAGTGATTCAGTTCTAGCTATTCTCTCGGCCCTGTAACCTTTTGCTTCACTATAAACAGATTCGACACGCTTCTTTAGTTTAACTAGACTCTCACCGGCTGTCTGACCCTCTGAGAGCGTCTTTTCTAATGCCTTAATAGTATCTTGGTTATATACACCAGATATTTGTAGGATATGCTGTTCAACAGTCTTTCGCATCTCTGGAGATACAGTTAGAAGTTCGCCGGTAATAAAGTTAGCAACATCTTCGCCTTGCGCTTCTATTAGGTCTATAACAATCGGTGTAAGTAAGTCGGCTAGTATAACTGATTCTTCTTTGATATTAAACATCCACTCATCGTAGGCTTTAACGCTTGCTTTGATCTTGCTAATAAATAGATCTTCTTGATCTGCTGCAAACCTAGACATCGTTGCTTTCATTTTCTTAGAATAGACATCGTTAGTCTCTACTAGTTTAGTTCTGAAGTTCTCCCGATCTTGGTTTAGTTTCTTTTCCATATCTGATTTTGATACCTTTTTAAGTACGATCTTCTTTGATATTGTTTTACCAGTTGCTACAGGTGCAGCATCTTCAGACCTTAGTTCATTTCCGCCAGGTATAGGTGGAAGCCCCTGAGACTGTCGTGCTTCGTTTGGTGTGATCCATCGACCGACACCTTTATCGTTGCTGTTTAAAATGTGTACCTTATCTTCTGGGATCGGAGATATGTGGGTTATTTCGCTAGTAGAGTCAGCGACTCCCATGTCTTTTAATATAAACTCATAGGCTTCATCTAGACGATCCATTGATGGGTCTACCTTATACTTAGCGAATATATACTCTAGAGCTTCAGTTTCAGATCTACCCATACCCTTTTCGCCGGAGGCACCAAGTAAGCCCTTAGGCATATCAAACATCATAAGCACATCTTCTTTGGCCATATCTCTAGTGATCTTCTGATCTACGTCTTTAAGTGTTGCGCCCACAGCTTTGAACTCAGCCTCGCCACCACGAATGAATGCGGTCTTACCGGCGTTCTCTGGCCCCTCGTAACCCTCACGCCACTGTGCAGCGAATTGATTAAACGTCTCTCTAGACATATTAGGTAATGAAACGATACCAGATGGACTGGCGTTGTTCTTCATGTAGTTAAGCGTAAACGAAGTTGTTACTAATTCAATATCAACATATTGTGCGGCACGTTCCATAACTGACATACCACGCCACTCGTTAAATGGGTTAGGTCTTTTATCGTGATATATCTCACTAGGTTCAAACGGTACTTGCTGACCATTGTTCTTGTGGAGTATATAGCCAACAACCATACCCTCATCTATTACTAATTCCATCTGTGATGGGTTAAGTAGATAAATCTCTTTAACCTTTTTAGTCTGTTCGCCACGCACTAAGTACCAGAAAGTCTCGCCATAGATCTCGTACAGCATAGCTTCAAGGTGGTGGAAGTAGTGGCCTGACTGTCTAGGGTTCGGTCTAGCGGCTAAGTTATATATCGGGTGGTTCTCTAATGTGTCGCCATTCTTCTTTGCTACAAGTGGCTCATAGACTGATACAGACATACCGATCTTATCGATAGCCTTGTAAGTAATACCCATAAGTTGTTGTGATGGCCGGAAGTCTGCCTGTTTACCGTAGTTACGAAGTACTGATGCGAGTGTTCTACCATTACCAAGTTCGGATGTGGTAAATGATTTGTAAGCGTTTTGGATTCGTTGTTTTAGATTCATTTTTATCCTGAATTATGACGCTCCAGGCGTTCTAATATTATTATATCATAACGTTAATGTTACATAGCTATATCATCCATTGTTATGTAAGTCTGTGGTTCGTAGTAGCAAATAATACAAGCATCTGCAATGTCTGGGCTTCTAAAGCCACGCTTTTTGTACTCACCTTTACTTTCGACAGCTCGCCGGCCTCTAGTGTCTTGCTTCCACTGCCTAGTAGATAGCTCCATAAGAAGATCTGAGTGCATAGGTAGCTCAGTATCGGATATTATATTAGCCATGTGGAACCACGCTTCGCTTATCAGGTTGGGGTACTTATCAGGATCGCCTGGTTTAGCACCGAAGTTTATAGCAACGACTTCATAGCCACGCTTAACCATCTCATCAGTAACGCCACCGCCTACACCAGTATCATCAACCTTAACCTCTACCGTCTTATCAAAATCAATAAACCTTTCTAAAGCATCGCAGACCTCTGTTGTTCTTAGTTTGCTGTGTATTTCATGAGATATAGTTTTCAGACCCTTGCGCTTCCAGAACACAGTCCTATCGTTACCCATGCGAGCTATATCAGCACCGACAATAGTCTTACCCTCAGGTTCGACAGACCTATCCATAGCACTCAAGATAGCATCTCTAGCAACAATAGACTTCTCGGCTTGGCCTATTGGCTCCCCTAGCCACTTATGAGCAAACAGCACCGGGTCTTTCCGATCTTCTTCTAGCTCTAGCTTCAGCACATCCGGCAGCCAACCAAGTCTTTCAGCAACATCATAATTAACCTTGAGTGAGTATGCACCCTCTGGTTGATTCATAACGTATCTAACGTGGACAGGGTCTAATTCGTTTACTCGGTTATAAGTGAATATAATCTGGCTGCCCTCTTTTCGGATCGTAGGTGTAAGCACATCTAGTGATTCCTCAGTAATAGATTGAGCTTCTTCGACCCAGCATATATCTATGCCCTCCATTGATTTAATCTCAGTAACGTTTAATCTAATACCAGCAAATAGAAACTCCGTACCAGTCTTAGTGTTTCTAATTGTCTTTTGAGTTACGGCATAATCGTCTAGTTCGTATTGAATAATTAAATCTTTAAGTAGTTTCAACACTGAATCGTCAATAGTCTTTTGTATCTCACGAGTGCATAAGATCCTGAGTTTTTGCTGTCTACCCCTAACTAGTAAAGCTCTAGCCACACTATGGGACTTTAAGCTACCTCGACCACCATAATAGAGTAAGTACCTCCACTTGGGGTTAAAAAGTTCTTTATACTCCGTCGGTAGTTGAATCTTCGTCTTGATTATTTCCATCGACAAATTCTACCAATGCTATGTTTAGTTTTTCTCCACCTGTAGTTACATCAATCGATTGCGGGGCTTTACCCTCAGTTCTATCAGTTATCTCTTTAGTGTCAGATAAGCCCTGTGTCTTATGATTAGCAGCTTGTATTCTTTTTAATGCTATCGACTGTGCAACTGTTTGTGGTTCAAAGTTTGATAATTCATCTGGGTGTAATCGCATCAACATATTGTATTGATATGATATAGAGTCTTCTTTTTTCCACCCACCATCAGATCTATTTTGAGGATTATCACCAAAACCACCCTTGCCACTAGGATTTGGTACGTTCTTTGTTTGACTAACTTGCTTTGTAGTTGACATAACCTTATTATAACACTTTACAATTGTTCATATTTCCACCCTTGATCTGTATCATAAAACTTAACATTACAAGTACTCATATGCTCGACTCTAATGATCCCAGATGGTATTTTATGACCTACAGTTATATTCATATCACAATACTTATTCTTATCAATAGATAAGCCCCAGACAACATCAGGGCCATATGGTTGACCTTTCCATCTAGCCTTACCTGATAACCATACTTCTCTTTCAGCTAACAAACAATAAAATCCTGTTGCATCTACTCTTTGAAGATTAGGTAATTGATAATCAAGTGATTCAAACCCAGATAGATACTTCGAGGATATTGCATTTTTAGTATCTGCATGCTTTGCTGCTTCATACACATCATAGGTAAAGTCTCTCCAAGCTCCTAAACAATAAAGTCCATGCCTACCTACTTGAATACCTGATACATATCCAAAGTTATCGCCATCTATTTCTTTAAGCATTGCGTAATCTTCTAGTAATCGCTCTAGACAATCTTCCGGATAGTCTCCATCGCCCTCGACTTGCCACACTAGATCTGGTTTATATGCCATAACATAGTCTTGTAATCGTCT